TCTTTTGATACAACTAAAGTAGGAGTTGTTGTTACTACTTTTGTAATATCTGCCATAGCTATATCTCTATTTGCTTTTGCTAATTGAACTGCTAAAGTTGCTTCTGCTGAAATCAATGTAGCCCCAACAGCAATTCCTTCAGGAGTTCCATCTACAATTTTAGTATTTATATCAGCATATGGTGCTTTTTTGCCACTATCATAAAATACTTCCAATGCAGTTCCTTTAAATAATTTAGGCATTCCAATAAAAGCAAAAGGAAATCTACCTGTCCCTGTATCTGTTCCTGTTCCTCCACATCGAATCATTGCATTTAATAGATTTTGATTCCATCCAATTGAATTATAAGATGTCAAGGTTACGATTACTGTATCATCTAATGAATTTAATTTTGTTGCTAATAAATCTCTATCTGCTTCATTAGAATTATAAGTATCATATAATTGTGTGAAAACAATAGACAAATCTTCTCGACTAATAACTGTTAGCATTAGGCCAGTTCCAGAAGCACCACTTGCACTAATATTCTTTTTATTAAGTTTTAAATATCTAGCTGAAGAACTTTGATTATCCCCTGTTCCTCGTATAGATAATTCACCATCAATTGAATATTCCGCAGTTAATAGATTTATTGCATTATTTAATGCTAATTTTGTACTCATTACTAAATCAAATTTCTTTAATAATGCCGTTCTTTCTGATGATTTTATTTTTAGTCCTTTTCCTGCATAACTTATTAATGGTAATCCTACCCATTTATTTAATTCAACTTGTAATCCATCAACACCACATGAAGCTACAGTTCCAGTCAAAGAATTTTGATAATTATTTATTAATTCTGTTGAAACTGTTAAACTATTTGCTATATTTATTACATCAGCACTTTCTGCAAGAATTTTATCAAAAGATTCTCCTAATGAAACAGATTCATCATATGTAATATAATTATCTTTAGCAAAGGTTTTTATATCCATCTGCATAGAAGTAATTGCAACACTTATCTCAAATAATTGTTGGTCTACAAGAGTTAATTCATTATCAATTTGTACTTTAATAATTAATGCAGTTAATATATCTTTTTTAGTTTCTGCTATTTTAAGTTTTTTGTTTATGTCAACTCCTTTTGATGGTTTAATTGTTATTGGATAATCTGATGAATCTTGATTTAACCAATCACTTACAGAATTTAATGCAGTAACAATAGCACCACTAGGAGTAGTACCAACATTAAAATAATCGTCTTTTGCATCAAGTAAACCATCATATAATATATTGTCATCGCCTATTATTGCAAGTAATTCATCAGCAATAGCAATGATATCACCAGATTCATCTTGTACTTCTGTTTTTAATAATTCTAATGCATTAGATTGTTCTTCTGTGATTTCTTTTGCATTAATATATTCATTTACTTGAATTTGAAAATCACTTAAAGCTGTATTTAATTCAGTAATTTGATTTTCTACATATCTTTTCCCATCATCTTGTCTGGCTTTCCCAATTGCGTTAATTAAGATTGATTTTGTGTTTTCTACATCTTGAAATAATTCTTTGATTTTTATCCTTTCATCAAATGGACTTAAATCACTAATGATAGCAATAGGATAAGTTTTGGGATTTTCTGGTGTACCAATCCATTCATCAATTAGATATGTTTCTAGGGTAGTTAGAGAAACTTGATAATTTGTTTTTTCGTTAACGTCTGGCAAATCAAGAAATTCAAGTTGAGTAGCAATGTTGATTACATCCAATGACTCTGCGATTAATTTATCTAATGTTAACTTGAGAAATTTTGCTTCTATGGCAGTAATATAACCATCAGAGCCAAATCTATTGAGGTCTATTTCTAGATTTAGAAGTGAGCCATTTAATTCTTCAAATTGTTGGTCAGTATATTCTGTTGCTGTTATTAATGATTCATTCCACTTTAATTTGTTTAATTCAATAATATTAACATAAGATTCAGTCCTATAAAGATAATCCGCAATTTTATCTCTAGCAGATTTATTTTTCTTAATATCTGAAATAGTTAATCCAATTTCTCCATTTTCAAAATCAAAACTTGCTTTTGTTATTTTTGCAGAAGCATCAATTCCTAATTGTTCTTGAATAATTGCTACTTTATTACCAACAACAATTTTTTTCCAATTATGTTGTTCACTAAGAACTTCTAAAAAATTTATAATGCTAATTTCAATTCGTGTTTGAGGTATTTTTCGATTATTCATTTCATCTATTGCAGCAAAATATAAATCTGTATCTAGGATATAACTCTCATTTGACCACTCTTTTTCTATCTCGAATTTTATCTTTTCTTCTAATAATTCTTGTGTAAAATAATTAGATTCGGAAAGATCAATTTGAATAGTGTCAATTTGTAAATCAATAGCTGTAATTTGAGCTTTTATAGGATCAATCTCCAATTGTTTTGCATCTATTAATAATTGCTGTTCCGCTAAATCTGCAAGAAGGGTTGTAACACTATGTCCTAGAGATTTTTCTGATTCAATACTATCATTAATTGTTTTTAACACATCAGTTAATATTTTCATTTCATTATTTAAAGATGTTAATGTAATTTGCAAGGCAGATAGTTGTGCTAATAAATCAGTATGCACTAACGCATTTTGAGATAATGCTATCCTATAATCTAAAATAGCATTGCAAAGCTCATCGCTCATCCAGTCACTATGAGATGTGATATTTCCTAATTCATCACGAATAAATGGATAAAGGAAATAACTATAATCTTCAAGGAATGATGTGTTTATGGGGTTAACCCTTTGTATTGACAATCCATCTTTACCATATGCACTTAATCTAGTACAAAAATCTTGATCATCTTCACTTTGAGTAATTGTACGCAAGTAATTCTTATTAGTAATTCTAAATCCATCATTTATTCCAAATTTATCAGTTTCATAAAAATTTATTATTCTGTTTTCTGTATCAAATTTGGCAAGAATTTTAAATTTATCAGATATTTGATTGTTTATAAATTCTAATTTTGTTCCTGTAATACTTTCAAATGTTCTGTATGTATCGTCGATTGATATTGGAAATGTTCCTAAAGTCCACAATGTTCCTTTTAATATTCCATCTGTAGTAACAGTGGTAGTTGTGGAAATACCATCGACTATAGTAGTAGTATCCCTTGTAAATCCATTCATTATTTCAGATAATTTTACTGCACTTACATTGTAATTGTGTAATCTCTTGTTGTTTAATTCATTCTCTAAGGATACACAACTAATTTCAAAATAGTCAGAATCATCATCTGCTGATGGAATTGGACTAGTAATTACAAACCATTGAATATAATCACTTAGAACTAATTTTATTAGATACCTATTTCTTATTAAATCTACATGAGGGTTACGTTCTATTTTGTGTTCAATATCAACATCAATCTGACAAGGAATAGAAAATATAAGTTCGTCAAGAGCAGATAAATTTATATCTAATATTGTATTGTATGCTTCTGGTAAATTACACAATGTTGTTTTGTTTGGTTTACATAAAGACAATTTTGCTTTTTGTATTTCTTTTGATAAATCTATATCTGTAAACATTTATTTATTTCTCTCCTTTTATAATAATTTAGAGAAGTTTGAATTGGTATTTAAATTGAATTTTCATATTTCCAAAACATTGTATTTGGTTAATTCCTCTTATAAAATCTAAAAATACCCCATTGTGATTATCATATCTGTAAGTATTTGGAATTGATGTTTGAATATTTCCATATTCATTATTAATTTGAATATCTTCGTCAGACAAAAGAGATATTATTTTTAATTCTTTTCCTCCATCTGAAAGATTTACTATAGAAATATCTCCATCTCCTATTTTTTGAAATGATATGATTGGTTTGCACGGGAAATCACCTAGATTTGGAAATTCAACGATTGTCCCAGTTGAAGGGTTGGATGATAGGTCAAATAAAGAAGATAAGAAAATGGGCGAGTAGTTAAATGCATCAATATTACGAAAAGAAATATTTATATAGCCCTGACGAAGAGAGTTATGTACTAACTCAGGGGCAGAATTAGCTATTGTATAATATCTTTTGTTCGGATTATCAGAAAAATACATTTCTTTATAATATGATTGGCATAACCATCTTACGGTATTTTTTAATTTTTCATCATCCCAAGTGTCTAAAAATGCAAACTGAAGATTAAGTATTAACGGTTTTCTAGTTAATCCTTGAAAAAATGGACGATCATTATATCGAGTTGTAGATTCTCTTATTTCTATTTCACTTACAAGTGGCTCTACGCTCATTCCTGGTTTGTCTACTGAGCAGTTGATTAGTCCCATATCTTTAGAGTTTTTCGAGTCGTACATAAAAAATAAACTTTCTGCTATGGACATGTTTTGCTTTCACCTCATTTTATATAATAAATGCAGAAAGATATTACTTAACTTCTCCCTGCATTTATTATTATTTTTTAAGTATTTTAACTAAATCATCATAAACCAAACTTACGATTTCCTTCGCTTGTGACCTAGTAGTGCCTTTAGGGACATTTATATTAAAAGTTGGATTCAAATTATTAGTTGTGGTATTTGTTAGGTTATTTGCCAATTGTGGTATCTTAAATGGTTGTAATGATATATTTGGTAGAATAGATGGCATATTTTTAATCAAATCCATCAATGAACCATTGATTCCTGTTCCATTGGCATAAGAAGGGATATTTAGGAGTTTTGCTTTGTTGAGGAGTGATTCAGTTTCATTGTGAGAATACACTTCTGAATCTTTAGGTAAATTTACTAATTTAGGGCCACTATTGTCTCCTAAGAACATTTTACCACTTGGAGTTTTTACTAACTCTCTTCCACCAATTCCATCATCAATTATTGCCAATCCACCAGGATGAGATTTTGTACCTGATGCATATTGAGGCGTATCTATCAAATCAAGTTCTTTTGAAGCAGATTTTATCTGTTTAATAGTATTGATTATCGCTTGAAAACTTGTATCAATTTTGCCAGCTTGAGTTGTTAATGTATTAGTAAATTCATCAGCAAAAGTATTAAGACTTTCTTGAATCCCTTCAATATTTCCATCAAGAATTAATTGAACCTTATCTAACCAATATTCATCCTTTAACATAAGTTCATTAAATGCTGTTTCAATATCAGTTTTTTGATCTTCTAATGATTGCTTTTTTGCCTCATATGCTTCATTTTCGGATTGTTTTTTTGCTTCTAATTCTTTTTTAATAGCATCTAATGCATCTTGTAAATTTTGCTTCCGAAGATCAATAGTATGAGAATTTTGCATATCTTCAATTTCACTATTTTTCTCTGCTAATTGTTTTTGCAATTCTGCCAATTTTGCTTTTCCTTCATATGATGTATCATTTTTAAAGATATTTATTTGATCTTGAATATCTTGCGCATCAGTTTGAGCAGAATTTAGATCCTTTGTATAATTTTCAGCATTTGCAAGACGATCAATAGCATCAATTTGTTTATTTATTGAATCTTCTCTAGCCTTTTCTTCGATGTCAATATCATCTAAAACTTGCTGATGTCTTCTATCCTCAGATCTCATTTGTACATCTATTACTGCTAAATCAATTGTTTCTTGTATTTTTGCTGCATCTTTTAAAGTTTGAACTATATCATTAGCGTAATCTTGCAATGATTTTTGATTCTGATTAAGAGTGAGTTTTAGATTTGCCATTTCATCATTTAAAGCTTTTTGAGATTCAGTGGTTAAATCTGTTGCTTTTAATAAATGACCAATAGTAACAATTTCATTAAAAATTGCATCTTCTTTTTCTTTTAATATAGTAATTTGCTTTGCTTGTTCTTTAGAATATTCTTCAGATGACTTATCATATAAATCCATTTCAGATTTAGATAAATTAATTTTTTTATCTAAATTAGCAAGAGATTGTTCGAATTTATCAATTTCAATTTGAGTTAGGGAGTTTTTTAGTGCTATTAGCGAGTCTGTAAGTGTATCAATAGATACTCCTGTGTCATGATATGCTTTTTCTAATTTTTGTAATTCATCATGAGTCATACCCATAGTTTTTCTAGTTTCTACACTTGAATTTTTAAATTTTGTTTGATAAGCGAGGGTGTCTTCGCCTTTGGGATCAAACCATGATAATGTTTCTCTGACTGAATATCCACCCTCAGATGATACTTTTGCAAATTCATCTTCCATTTTTGAACGAGCTTGGGATAATTGTGAGATTTGTTTTGACTGTCCTTCAATTAATTGTTTAGATAGGGTAAGTTCTTTATTGTAGTCTTTAGCAGATTTTGCTATTTGTAGTTGTTTTTCAAGGAGTTTATTAGATTCTTCTGTGATTTTTGATTCTGTCAGGAATGATCTGATTAGAGACTCTTCGATTGATACGAATTCTGATAGAGGGGTTGTTGGAGATGATTTTTCTTTTTTGTCTTTGGAACCAGACATGCCAATTCCTGAAAAATCTACTCCAGAACTTTTTAAAGCAATGCCATCAAAGCCTTTAGCAAGTTGACTAGCTTTTACTACAGCATCACGCACTTTTTTTGCTGCTTCAGGGTCTACTCTTGAAAGTTCTGTATAATCAGTTGTTAAAGAGTTTCTTTCAATATCATAATATTGAGACCAATTGGCAGATAGTGTTTTGAGCAACTGTCTTTCTACTTCCATTTTTGCTTCAGCTAGAGATTTAAAGTTTTTAAGATCAACCTGATAATTAATACCATAAGAATCAACAAGACTTTGAATTGAACTTTCCATACTGGATTTATAAGATTCATTTAATAAAATTTTATTTTTATAATAATCTTTATCAGTTTCTATCATTTGTAGATAAGCTTGTTCAGATTTCTCTTGTTCTTGCTGGATAAGATTTGTGAGTTCTGTTCGAATAGCTTTTTCGTCACCAAGCATTCCAAGAAGTTGAGGATATGTAGCAGATAATTTTATGATATTATCTAGTGAAAATTTACCTGTTTCGTTATAAGAATCAAGAGAAGATTGAATTTCTGATATAGCCGATGCTGAATCGGAGAGAGTTTTTTGGAGAGTGGTGAGAGATTTTGTTGCAGAATCTATCCCATTTGTTGCTTTTGGAACAGTATTTCCCAACAAAATAAATGATTGTGCAATCGAATCAACAACTTCTGGTTTCAATTCAGGATTAGATTTTTTAAGGGACTCAGTTAAACCATCGATCGCTCTTTTGTGCAGTTTTTCAACTTCAGTTGCTTCGATTGTGCCTTCTTTATATTTATTTTGAGCATCTGTCCAATTTTTAAATACATTTTGAATATCCGTATCTTTTTTAATTGATTCAAATATTCCTCTTAAAGCTACAGAAGGATCTTTACCACTATTTTTTAATGTTCCAACTAAAGACAGGTAATTATCAGAGAAATTATTTATAACATCATTGGAGAGTTTTAATGATTCTAATTCATACTTAACTGTTGATGTCAATCCTTGATCATAAGTTGATTTTATTTCATTTAATTTTCCTTGCGTAGTAGAAATCTTTTCACTAACTGCATCAAATTTTTCATACCAACCTACTAAATATGATTCTTTAACATCTTCTGACATACCAGTATTAGTTTTGACATTATCTATATTATCCTGTATATCATTTTGTTCTTTTTTTAGATTATTTAATTCCGTTTGGGAAACAACCATTGCTTGTATCCAAGTTGATTGGTTTTGATAAAATTGAGAAGAAAGACGCTTAGTTTCTAAATCTATTTCCTCTTTTTTTTTGTCAAGTAAATTACTATGTTTTGAACTTACATCTAAAATTGCTTGACCTTCTAAATCATATCCAGTCACCAATGAAGGGAAAAGTTGTGCTAATTGTTGTTGTACGTCAATTAACTTTTGTTTTTCATCCACAGTTTTATTAGTTACGCCAGATAATTTATTATATACGTCAATTAATTCTTTAGCTTTTGAATAGTCAGAACTCATATTACTTAAATTATCCAATATATCTTTAAAAGCTTGAGATTGTTCTTCCATAGATTCTTTAGACTTACCCAGATGTTCTACTAATTTTTGAACTAATGTAATTACGCCTGTAATTGCCAAACTTAATCCCAATGTCATAGTTGTTTGCAACGCAATTACAGAAATTCTTGTTGATGTTAATCCTGTTCTTAAAAAAGCTAATGCCCCAGAAAATCCTCTGACTCCTCCAGTTGCAGTTGACCATAAAACAGGGATTGATCGCAATAAACCATATTGTTCAACTTTTAATCTTATTGTTTCATAAATAGATGTCCTCAGAGCACTAGAAAATACTAATACTGCAGTTGTGGAAGCTCCTGCTAATGCTGGTATACCTCCAAAAACAGAAGAAACCCCATTTAATAAACTAACTAGACCACTAAGAACACCAATTCCACCTTTAAGTAAATCAGAAGAGAAAAATAATTTGTAAAGCTCCTCAAGACTAACGCGAAATTGTTTAACCTTGGCCTCGACTGAGGTTAAGTATACTTCATTTTCCTTTGCACTAGACCCTACTGAAGTTAATGCATCTCCCATTGTTTTTTCGGCTTCAGAAAAGTTTTGAAGAGTGGCTGCTAGAACATTTGCCTGATATTTTCCACCCATATCTTCTAGAAGTTTACTTCTACTCATATCGTCCATGCCCATATAGACCTTACTAAAATCCTTGAGTATATTATAGGTACTTCTAAAGCCACCATCAACATTTCTTATTTGAACTCCAACAGCACTCAAATCTGCTTCTAATTTTGGGAATACATCTTTTGATTCTTCATCTACACCCCTAAGTCTAAGTGCCAAAGTTTTAAATCCATTTCCTACTTTTTCTGGATTTTGAACTACAGCATTTGCTGCAGTTAAAAGTGCAGTTGTTTCTTCAATTGTATTTCCTGCTTGTGCCATGACCGCAGAAGAACGTTCATATGCACTTCCTAGCCCATCTACAGAAATACTGTGTTTATTCGACACTTCATTCATAATATCGATTACTTTCGAGCTTTCACTTACTTGAAGATCAAAACCTTTTAATGTTGAAATTAAATACTGTGTTGCTTTATCAACATTTTCAATATCTCCTACGTTTTGCATAATTAAAGCTTCTTTTGCAAGTTCTTTTGCTTCTCTTAACGTATAACCCATTTTTGCAAAATTCGTAGTAGCTTTTATTACTTCAATAGTTGTTCTGGCAAGAGATTTGCCTAAATTAGAAGAATCATTTTCAAACTCTTTATAGGCCATGTCTGTCTCGTTAGTAACCTTTTTTAAATTTATCATGGCAGAATCTAAATCCTTGATAAAAACCACCGCAGATTTTATTTGGGAAATAGTTCCAAAAATTAAATTTCCCATCCCAAGCCACGTAAGCATTTTAAAAGCTACGAGCTTTAAGGATTCACCTAGAGACATCGCATTTCTATTTACGGTATTTATTCCATTGGCAATAGCAGTTGTATTTAAACTATTAAATTCCGCTCTTAATAACCCTACATTTCTTCGTAAATTTTCTGTTGTTGGAGTTAGTTGATTTAATCTAGTTCTTAAATTATTTAATTCATCTACGTTATATAGTCCAGTTCTTTGAGTTTCAAATCTACTCATTGAAGAGTTTAAATTCATTTGTTGTATTCTTAGATAATGCTCTAAAGAATCAGCATTACTCTGTATTTGTGCATTTAGTCTTTGGCGTAATTGTAATTCTCTTTCAATATTAACATTAGAATTATCGCTATTTTTCATGTTTGTTCTTGAAAGTCTTTGAGTCAGTTCATCCCATTGCAATGTATATCTTTTAATAGCACCACTTGCTGTATCAACTTTTAAACTTACCTTGCCAAACTCATCATATACAACAGAAGTTTGGCCTTTAAACTTTTGGAAAGTAGAAACTAAATTATTTATTGTTCCAATATATTTCTGTGCTTCTTGATTTGGATTATCAAGATTAAACATTGGTGCTTTTATTGCATTAAGTTCTTTTGCAGCAGATTTAGAAAGTTGACTTAATCTTTCCAATCCCTTTAATGTATTTTCATTAAGATTTAAATTTATATTTAATTTGTGATTTGCCGTTATATACTTCTGTATATCTTGAATCTGTTTAGTTAAGTCTTGCGGGGTCCATGATATTTTAATTTTTATTCCAAACATATCATCATTACTAGCCAAATTAATTCACCTCTCTTTATATTTTAGGGCATGAAAATACCCTACACTTCAAAGAGTAGGGAGTTGATTTTATTTATTATTTATTTGTTCTATTATTCATCACATCACAAAATAAAAAATCTCCAAATGGAGGTTTAAGCGTTCTTTCCTAATCGCTCTATTCTGGTTAATATCTTTTTTATGTTATCAATTGCATAAGAATATTCACACTTTGAACATTGTTCTATGTTTTTAATATTAAGCATTTTGCTTAGTCTTATATTAATTTCTTTAAGATCCTCTCCATTTAAACCATTTTCTGGCAAAGGTTTAATTAAAAAAGATTTGTGAATAAATCTGGCATCGCTTAATATTAAACTTCGCTCATATATTTCGCCATTGCCTAAAGTCTTTGGGAAGTAATACTGATCATAAACTTTTTTACTCTTATTAACTACATCTTCATAAAATTGTAAATCACTTTCGTATTTATTAATATCTTGATATAATTCTTCCCTTGGTCTATACAATGTTTGGATAGGAATTACAAAAACATTTTCGTGATATTTTTCATTAAAATCCATATCCTGAAAAATTAAAACTGGTCTTGCTTTTGCTCTAGAAACAATACAAACTTCTGGTGATTTTAAATATCCTTTTCCGTCTTCAATAGGTCTAAATCCATCATTCTTTATCTGTAAAGTACCACAAAAAGAAGACGTATTCGCATAATTTAATGCTAATTCTTTGTCCCCTAAATTAGAAAACTCAAAGAACCCTATTGGCATTCTTTCAACATATTCAAATCCAGATAATATTAAAGAGTTATAGTTAATTTTATCAACAAAAGACGTAGTCAGCACCTACATTTCTTTTAAAATTTCTTTGTATACTTTTTGTAAATACGTATCGTCGTCGTAAAGTAATCTACTTTTAGCATCCATAATTTCCTGTTTAGAAAGTTCTTTACGTGGTTTTGGAGACTTGCTAATAAATTTAATTACTTTACCCATAAAACCACCCTCTCTTCTTTTTTTAGGATAAATTTTCTTCCTACCCATATTATACCACCTTCCAATTGTTCTTACAATATATAGTATGCCCATATTGTAACAATTTAGAAGGTGGTATAATATGATTAAAGAAAAGAATCAACAATTGATTCTTTTCTTTAATCGTGATACAATTCTATTTGCATGAATTCTTAAAGTATCCCTTATCCAGCTTGTAGCTTCAACTGCAAGCTTTTCTTTTTGTCTAAAATCTTCTTAATAAATTCCAATGCCTTATTCGTACAAAGTGTTGTGCAAATGCTTTCTAATCCGTTACTAGTCCTCATGGGAGTAATCTTAACTTTAAATAAATCTGCTTTGATATATTGAGAGTAAGGATGATTTTTATTAAAATTACCATCGGAAAGAATCTTTTCTTCTCTCAATACTTTCATTAAAGAATTTCTGCCACACCCTAATGTATCAGCAACTTGTTTGAAATTCATTAAGGAATCAGAATTCATTAATTCATCATACATTTCAACTTTTGGTTTTTGCTCTTCAATCTGTTTAGATAAATCGGATGCAAGTTGAAGTGCTTCAGATAATGTTTTAGGAATAGTAAATTTTAGCTCAATATTCCCTAATCGAATTCCTTCTAATAAATCATAAACCCAATCATAGAAATCATTGGCTTTTGGTTGTTTACTATATCTACAAACTTCATAAACTCCTTTTGCACTATAAATATACATTTCTTGCTTTCCACCCAAGGGGGTATCAATCTGTACTACCCTTGAAAATTTATCAAGTCTTTCTTTATTCCTGCTGTGAATAGTTTTAATCGAATCTCTCGGATTCCCATATTCAAGAGATTTTCCGATTTGTTCTCTTGTCATCCAAACTTCTCCATTCCCATCTTTCCATAAGTCACATTCGACACCATTAAAATTCTCTTTTCTAAACAATACTAAATTATTCATCAAATTGTCCATCCTTATACCCTAAAATTTTGTAGTATAAGCATGAATCGCAAATCGGAATATCTAGTTTTTCATCTTCAAATTTTGACCCATAATTTCCAGTACCTTTAATATTCCATTTTGTTTCATAAGGAACATCAATAATATTATGACATAAACGACATTTGGTAGGATTTTCACTAATACATAAATCAATTTTGCCGTTAATTAATTCAATACTTACTACAGACCCATAAATATCTTTGCCTTCAGTTAATATAATCTCAGTAATTTGGTCTTTATCAATTAATATCTCTTGGCGACCACTATAATCTCCATCACTAAATACTAGTACACTATCTTTATCAGCATATCTAAAAGACTGATATGTATTCACTGACCAAATAGGATTAGTGCCTACCTCAACTTTCTTTCCTGAATAACCATCCAATACTTGAAACATCTCTTGAACATTAATCTCTCTCATTAAATAAAACTCCTCTGCTCTATATTGTTAAAGCAAATTACTTATCTGCTCTACAAATATAGTATAGCATGAAGAGTTAAAAGTGTAAAGCCCAAATGATAAAAATATTAAAACCTTATGGATATATTTTTATAATTTAGATTTGTCACTTGTCTTGTACTATGGTTTCATATTCTATTAAGTCGTCTATTTTGCAGTTTAGAATTAATGCAATTCTTACAATTACGTCTAGCATCATATTATCAGATTTCATAACTTGATAAAGCCTAGCAGGAGTTATCCCCATTTGATTTGCTAGAAATGTTTTTGTTGCTCCTGTAAGTGATTGATATTCTTTAACTTTTTTCTCTATATTATTAATAATACGAACTGGTATTGCCATCCTGTATCACTCCTTATGCCATCTATTATACCACATTATTCATATGCCTATCAAAAATCAAAACATTTCAATGAACATATGTATAAAGGAGTGAAATCAAATAATAATCAGGAACTTTTACCTCTATATCAGCATATTATCACAAATATAAAGCATTGTCAAATAATTATTTATTGATTTATATACAACAAATTTCATTAAACCCTCCTCTTGAGAGAAAGGTTTAATGAATAAAACACTTATTTAACCCCGATAAGTCCACCTTCATAATAGTAAAGTAATTGTTTAGAAGAATTTGCCTTTACGTAAACATTTACTGTACTTTGATCAAATTCTCTTATAGTCAAACTAAAAAGTTCTGCCATTTTATTTAGTAAATCTTTCTTTTGTTGATAAGTTCCTACTTTCATTGCATCGGTAACATATAATGTTAATGTATGATTATCTTTACTAAGTTCATAATCGACTATCTCTCCCATTGTTGAATACATTTCTTTCAAATCTTGCTCTATTTTCTCTTGCGTTACGGTTGGATTATAATTAGACTTTGTTGAAGTTTTGTCTCCACAACCACCTACCATAAACAATAATAAAACAACAACAATTAAATATGCGAACAACTTACCTTTCCTCATTTTAATTACACCCTCCTTTGATTTAATTATAAGGTTATTATACCAGAAACAAAAGGAAATTATAACTAAAATATTATTATCTGTAATTTTTATTTGTAATAATTGTCGTTACAGCTCTTTTAAACTTAATATTCACTTTTTGTTTTATTTTTTCTGCTGTTTCATCTAACCATCTACGATCTCCTGGATAATCATGAAAATAATCATTTGTTCCCTCATAACCAAATTGAGTATGACCAAAATAGAGCAAAGGAGGTACATAAGTACCCTCCTCATCTATAACACTTTTATGACTCATTAAATTTTCATCAAAGAATATTCTCATTTCAATACTGAAACCACTTACAACAAGTTCACTTCTAATGGAATTTAAAAACTGAAAAGTTCTCTCATATTCCTTTGGATTATATGCTTGGTAGTGATATTTTAATACAGCATCTCTAAGGTCTTGTGTTGCTTCTGCCTCTATATCTTTTACCATTGAAAGAAAAGCAGTTGAATTTAGCATTTTGCTAATCTTATCAGATATTCCCAATCGGAATCTCCTCTTGCTCTAATCCAAAATTTTGTTGTTGTTTCATTAGTTCTAATACTTGAGGCATATTTTTAAACGAATCATTAATCCATGTTTGAACTTTTTCTACTTCATCTTGTGGTAACGCTAAGAAAATCTCATTTAAAACTTCTGCATTAATTAATTCTTGTATATATGCAACTAACTCTAATCCATCTTCAGGCAAGGGTACATTTGTCATATATTTTATTAATAAGACTTGGAAAAGAAAGATGTCATTTGAAGTTATATCAACGTCTGCTCCGCTTTCAATCAATTGCTCGGTAATTGTAATATAGTCACCTAAGAGTTTTGACGCATCTGTTTTTTTGAAATATTGATTTACAATTATTTCATATTTTCCATCTTTTATTTGAACTGTCATTTTCTCATTAAATTTTGCATTATCCTTTTTAATTGCAGATAGAGTTAATTTTTTACTTGCCATTTTTATATTCCTTCTTTCAATTATTATTTATTACTTAGATAGTTGCTTGGTTGTTTTTATTAATATTTCGAGTCTGTTTACCCATACTATTTGCAAAATTGCTATATTTCCCATATCTTTTGATTATTTCATGATATATTCCAGATTCTTTTCTAGATATAATCATTGTACTAGGTAAAACATCTTGATTATTACTATATGGCATTAACACTTCTAAAAGTTCTTCATCGGTCATACTGAAACATTCTCGATAATTTATGTTATATGTATTTTCTACATGTTTTAACTCAATTCCAAGGAATGGTTCAAATATCTCTTTAAGTGTTTTAGTTTTTACATCATCAGGATATATAAAAAGACACTTATCTAAGTGTCCGTTTAATCTTAATATTTCAATTTTGTCATCCAATCTTTCTTTATACTTTCTTCCTATGCCACCCCTTGGTTTATCTGAATACATTCCTGCATACTCTACGTATCGCCATTGATTATTAATAAGCACTTTCCAATCAAAAACTTTTTTACTACCTTCTATTAATTCTTTATATTTTGGTTGTCTAACAAATATTAATTCATTGTCGATAAAGAAATTGGAAATATTACATTCTTCTAGTGATTTGCATTTTTCTCCGTTCTTATCAAAACATATCTTACCTGCTCCTCCACCTTTATAATATTTTTTGTAATCTATTTTAAGTAACTTACATATGTTTTCAATTGAGCCAAAATGACTAATATATGTTGGTGCTGAAGCTATATCTGAATTATTATTCATATCACTATGATAAGGTATTCTTTTTAATTTCAAAAATAGATTATTAAAATCGGTTAACATTTCTTCCTCTGTTCTTACCATACTTGTTGATCCAGATGGAATCCAATTTAAACCTTCAATTATCTGGTTATATGCAACACCATCAAATACTCTTGAAAAGAGATTCCAACTATAATTACAGCCGTAATCTTCTAACTCAATAAACATAGGTGGTCTATTTAAAATATCATATATTCTTTTAAGTTCATTTGTTAAATCTTCCTTAGTGACTTCCCCATGAATACTATTTAAATCGTATTGTGGTATATATTTTCTACATATATCATTATACTTTATTTTTACCTTTGTTTCTAAAACTCTCCTTCCAAAACCTCTATGTATTAGGTTGTCATATTCTGCTACAGTTGGACATTTATTTAACTTGTGTGCTAGTTTTATAAGCTCTTTTATGGATATTTCAATTCTTTCTTCATCTGATAATGGTATTTCTGCAATTCCTGCTAAATAACAGGCATTTTCATAATTACCAAATTGTCTTCTATAATAATCATAAAATGGTCTCCAATCATTAATCTTAAAATCTTCCCTTGTTGGTATTTTGCCAAGTACGTTATTATACTCTTTTAATTTATCTAATGCCCAATCAGGATCTACCTTTGGAGTCTCTGTTTTAGATAAATTACAAATATTTAATATATCTTCTAATTTACTACATCCAAAAATATTCCTTGTATAAGTAAGAGATGGCAACCCGTTACTATTCTTAAATTCATCAAGTTTTGGTGTTCTTTGATTCTTAGTGTAAAAGTCCTGTATTGCTTTAATTACTTCTTCTTTTTCCCATTTTTTGTGTTGATTTCCCATTAATAAATCACTCTCCTATGTTTTATTTATTATCTATAAACTAAACCAACCATTTCTCCTATGTTCTAAATTTTTACATACAAAAAGAGAGAACAATCCATAGGAGTAGACTGTTCTCACAAAAATATTTAATAGCAAACTAAAGCGTCCAATAATTTGCTAAAACTATCTAATTAAATTAAATTGAGTACCGTTCATTTTGAGTTATAACTAGAACATACAAAAGAACCCATATTCCTATGGATTCTTCTCAAATCATCAATTACTTATCCAACACATAACCTTTCATACATACTTACAAATTCCTCAGAACTAACAATCCTAATCCCCTCTAATTCAACCTTATGCATACCACTTTTACGATCTTCACTGATAAGATAATTAGCCTTTCCTTCAATTGCCGTCTTTAAAAACATTTCATCGTATGGATCATTAATTTTGGGACATTCTGTTTTTGACGTATCAATAGATTTAGACCAATAAAACATTTCTATCACAAGTTTTAATAAAGCAATTCTTGGTTTTTCACTACTCATATTTTTAATAGCATATTTCTTAGTAATATAAATTAATTCACCAATAGTATCTTGAGAAAATAATAAATTTAATTTCCTATTGAGAATTAAGTCCAATATATTATTGCAATTTTTATCATCATCGAGCCAAGAATCAAGAAAAACATTTGTATCAACGACAACACTTAACTTATTTCTCATATCTTTTAATTCCTAATGATTTTCTTGCTTGTTTAGAATTAATTCCTTTTTCCTTCATAGATTGCTGAATCAAAGATTTAATATCATTCATACAAGTCAAAGGTTCTGCTTGTTTTTCCACCATCATGCACCTCCTTTTACTTATTAATTCTACCTTTGTTTTACGAGAATATAATTTTCTGACCCTTTTAACCCTTGTTTTCGTTCTCATGATACCACCTTCTTCCATACATATCTTACCATAAAAGATGATCATATGAAAAGTATTTTTAAGAAAGAATCAAAACAATGTTAACAAATCCCAATAATTACAATCTCATCAATATAAACATCAAACATTTCCTAACAAATCCTCTAACCAAACCATCCTTAATTAAAACTTCCCCACCATAATCTTGTCCCTCAAACTCTTCATTAGCATAATACTCTTCATAATTCCATTCCTCGTAATAATCTCTGCAAGGCAGATAAAATAACTTACCCATAAATCATACCAACTCATTTGCTATGTATTTGTCACCTATATCACCTTTGTCCTTATCTATCTCTCTAATCATACTCATCTCCTTATACTTCTTCCTAATCTCTCTCAACATTCTCCTGCTAGAACAACTACCACCCTTCTTTATGTCCTTCACAACAACAAAACTATCCCTACTACCACAACCCAAATCTCTACCTCTTACAAATGATTCTATCATATCCTCACGACTCTCAAATTCTTCAACCATCCAATCTAAATCAAACCCTGCCAATAAATTAATTTCCCTTAACTCACTAATCACATTCTGTAACTCTAAATTAATCTTACCACAATTACCACATTCGCACTCGAACTCGAACCAACTAAAAGGATAAAAAGTCGAGTAATAACTCCACTTGTGATCTCCTCTTCCATTTTCTGCGTTGGAGAAAATATTAAGTTTACCACCATAATGATTATTAGAATCTTTAATACAGTATGCTTTAGTCATGTTATGTATCTCCTCTACTCTAATATTTGTTAAGGCCGATTGATTATCAACCTCTCTTAATAAATATTATAGAGGATTCTAATTAAAGTGTCAAGTGATTTATGAATAAATTACTAACAATATTCTTAACTATTAATCATTTATAACTTCGTACTTTACTAAATCATCAAGAGAACAATTAAGAAAAATGGCAAACCTTATATACATGTAAATCATCATATCCTCGGCTTGAAATATCTGGTACATCCTAGAGGGGGAAATCCCAACTTTATTTGCAATAAATTTCTTTGTAGCTCCTGTTCTTTTTTGATATTCATTTACTCTTTGTTCTATGTTGTTGGTAATCTTAATTTGCATTGATATCACTCCATTCAATAATACTATTCCATCATTTCTATTATACTATAACCAATATCTGAACAAAAGGTATATAGCAATATGAATTTTATGTTAATAGCATCATATCATATAGATTGGAATGTTGTCAATTAATTTTATTTTATACTTTACAAATTAAACTTATCCATGTATAATGATAAAGGGAAGACAAATAGAAAATACAATAAAGAAAGGAAGTGATATTATCATTCGAGATGGGCCTTGGAATAGAGTTACATAAGGGTGAAATCCCAACAACATTGCAAGTCAAACAAACACAAAAATAAATTAATTTAATGAAAGAAGGAATTAAAAACATGACAAACAATTTACAAGTATTTAATAATTTTGAAGGAATTAATGTAGAAATTATCACTGATGAAAATGGTAATCCTTTGTTTGAAATTTATACAACTGGTATGGCTTTAGGATATGTAAAAGAATCAAAGGGTAAAAAGTATGCACAAAAAGATAGAATTGAAAAGATAATTGCAAATGCAGGTATATCAACAGTTGTACACGGTGTACAACAATATTTAAATGAATCAATGCTGTATGATTACATGCTAGAAGCACGTACTGAAAAATGTAAAGCATTTAGAAAATGGGTAACAAATGTAGTTCTTCCTACTATTCAAAAGTATGGTGCTTATATGACTGAAGAAATAATTGAGAAAACGCTTACTGATCCAGATTTTATTATACAACTAGCAACTCAGCTTAAGGATGAAAGACAAAAGAGAATGTTTGTCGAGCAACAATTAGAAGAAGCACAACCAAAACTTGATAAATATGGAGTATTTCTTGACGCTGAAGGTACATATACATTTGAACAAGTTTCTAAAATGTTAAGCACTAGAAGCAAAGAAGAAGGGAGCAAAATTAAAGTCAATAAGAAAACTTTGCCGAGTATTCTTAGAGATTGTGGCATTATCAGCAAAAATAAAATTAAAGGTAGATATAAGAATTTACCCAATAAAGGTTTTGAAAATTACTTCAATATTTCTTGCGAAAGTGATAGGGATGATATTGATTCAGAATTAACAAGAGTTAAAACTATTGGTATTGATTATATTTATGATATTTTGTTAGATAGAAAGGAGAAAGGTAAGAATTTAGTTGTGTTGGGTAATGATTAAGCAAGAAATAAATATATTGTATTATTATAGAGACTCTAAATCCACTAGAGTCTCTATTCTTTTGATAATTTTATCACATAATCATCTCAAACCCTCTCTAAAAAACTCAAAATCAATCCGACCAATACAATTACACCAACAATAAATTCTGGCTCAACACAGGCGATTGTGGTGCGTGTGATTTGATTTTTGATTGATTGAGATGGGATTTTAGATTTGATATCAAATCAAGAAAAGAAAAAATAATTTAATTAAAGAATAAATCCCAAACTGAGCGATAGCGAATGTTTGGTAACAAGGGGAGAGCTACTGCACGACCATTGTCGTTCTTGTTTTGGTTTGTTATTATGTTATGATTATATTTGTCCTACGGAACATTACGCAATTTTGGTAGTCACCAAAATTACTTCATGGATTTGATTTATTATTGTTTATATTATTGGTTTTATTTGTTTGTTAAAGTTGACCACTTGTAGTACAACAAAGAATAGTCTAGTATATTGGCGTACTAGAATTGGGCAACTTTTTATTATTTTACAAATTCATCTAATAATTCTTTAAAACTTTCTTTAGACTTCTTTTCTTTCTCATTGTGTACTTTAATCATTTGACTTTTTAAATCACCTTTATTATGATTGATTACAGTATTTACTATATTCTTATTGTCTTCAATGTAATTATCATCCGAGCGTCTTTCAATTTTCATGTGACTGTATTTATCAGTATTGAGTTTTCCAAATATCTTAGATCCCTCTTCAATGGCTTTATTTTTCCTTTCTTCTGCATTTAATACTAATTTGTTTGATATAATTCCATTCAAAGTAACTTTGATGTTTTGCCTTACCTCTTGTTCTAATATCCATTGACTTATTTTCTCAAATTCTAAAACCACTTTTTCATGGAATAAAACATCATAAGACTTATAATAATATCTAATATTAGAAGTCTTATTTAGTAATTCACATACCTTCTTATTAAATTCAGAATATCTATCACAAATAAAAACATCTTTCTTGCTTTCAAACCCCATTATTTCAAGTATTTTATTTTCTGCATAAAGTATTGTGTCAAGTTCTTCATCTGAAGCAGTAGTATGAGTTTCTTTGTATATTATTTCCTTATCCTCTTCGCTTCCACCAACAAAATCTAAAACACTAACTATTGTTCCATCTTCGAGAATAATATTTTGATTGAACTCAGTAAGGCCACAGGCAACAGTAGTTACTAATTTCCAGCTTACTAAACACTTACTTTCTAATGATTTAAAAGCTCTCTCAACTGTTTCATATAAATTTCTATTATTTAACATATAAAATTCTTTAACATTATCACTATCTGCATTTATATAGTCTGATAATATATCTCGATGGAATTTACCAAAACTATAGTTATCATTGATCATGTCTAAAGCACGTAACATTTTATCTCTACTTAAATATATTTTTCTTTCTTTTGTAGTTTGATATTTTTGAACAAGTAAATCTAATACCAATTGCTCAATATACTTACCATATACATTATTATTTCCTTTTGTATCTTTACGACCATCAACTTTTTCTTTGACCTCATCATATATTTCATCAATTATAAATTTATTTCCTTGTTTATGGAATTTAATATATCTTTCTAGTTCTTTCAATTGTGATAATTTGGCATTACCTGCTAATATTTTTTCTTTTATTAATTCACATAGTTTTCTGTAATTTGGTATTGTCATTCCTTTTTCTAATTGTTTAATGTTCATTTTTTTAATACATCTCGCTTTCTTTTTATTTTTATTAATTTGTTTACTCGCCCATATAGGAAAACTAGTAGAAACGAGATGCGAGTTATCTCTAATGAAGATTAGCTAAATCATCATCTTCTACTAGTAAATTTGTGCTTTACAACACAAAAAAGACATCTTTATTTAAAATGTCTTCAATCTGATGTAAAATATTAAATCGCCAGAGTTGGCGATTCTCTCAAAACCCTACCACAGACCACTTTCAGAACATTAAATATCCTATGAAAATGTCCTTTTATTTAGTGGGGGGGGTTGGGGGTAGGAGAGAGATATGGATGGGATGGGATTAAGTTGTAATTTTAATCCCGAATACTTCTTGCAATCTTTCATCTTTTTTATCTTTGAGATATCCAGAAGTCACCTCGCTTGAATCGTGATGAGCAAGTATTTTTAAATCGTCAAGCAACAGACCTTCTTTTTTCCCTAATTTTTCACACATATAATGATCTCCTGTAGAATAATTTTCTAAAGATATATGTCTTAGGCTGTGTACGTTAAATTCAATTTTCTTTCCTTCTAATTTACTTAATAAATTACTCATTTCCACAAACCAATCATATATTGTTCCTAAAGTTACAGGAGTTTTATTATCACCTTTACCTGTAATCCACATTTCTTTTAAATCATCTTCACCTCGTTGTTTTAAATATAATTCAACACATTCTTTTGTTGCATCAAAATAAAGTAATGAAAATTTCTTAGCACGTTTACCAATCACTATATTTGTATGATTCCTATTTTTATCATAAAAACATTCTTTTTGTGTTTGGAATAACTCATTCTTGCGCCCTGCGGAATCATAAGCAAGCATCAAAATTGTAGCTAACATATATTTTTCTGATTTAATTAATTCATCTTTTAAATTCATCACTTGTTCGTTTGATAAAAATACAATATCTTTAACTGGATCTTTTCTTAACCCTTTTACCTTACGGGCAGTATTATTGTCATAATCTAGATCATCATCTTCTTCACAGTATGTTAAAAGACTCCTTAAAGCACTCATAAGTCTATTATGTCTAGCGTTTGACACTTTAAGTTCTTCTGTAATCCATAAACTATATCTCCTAAAATCCTTTTTATTCAATTCGAGAATATATTTATTGTTTAGCTTTCTATAGATATAGAGCATTACAATTTTCCAATCTGCGTAGTATTGAAGAATTGTACCATTAGATTTTTGGTTTTGTTTTAATTCCGCTTTATAATCTTCCATTATTTCTTTGTTTAAAGGATTGACTAACTGCCAATCCTCTTCATTATATATTTTATTATAAACTCTTCCTCTTGCCATGTATTCAATTCACTTCCTTTAATAATTTTAAAATACGCAATGACTCTGCAATACTTTCTTTCGAAATATTTTTTCTTTTTGATTGTTTTAATCCAACGATTTCTTTAAGGTAATCAATTTCATTGTTTGGAACTAATAGGTTATTATCTATTAAATGTATATAGTAGTAAAATCTTGCAATTACCATACCTCCGAGTTTTCCAGTTCCACTCTCTATTCGTTTTATTTCTATGTCATTAATGTCTAATTTTTTAATGTCTCCTCTTGATAGAATTTTTCCATATATATTTATCATCTTATCAAACACATTAAATACCTTTTCCAAATTCCAAAAAGTATTATCTTTACCCTTTCCCGTAGACAATGTATCATAATTACATCTATCTGAAAATTCTTTGGCAAATATCGAATAATGTTTATATCTTTTAGACACTTCATATAGTAAATTAGAATTTTTAACTCTTAAAATTTCTGTCCTTGGCAATGTAATTCCATCTCGACTATACTGCATAATAGAATTAAATAATTCATCATTTGTTAGTTTGTAAGTAGGAATCATTTTATCTATATCAATTTCTTTAAATTCATAATCTAAATATTCTCTAAAAATTTCAGAAAGACTATTTTGTATTTCTAGATAAGACTGTTGGAATATAGAATATTCTATAGATATTAATCTCATATTATGTTTTTTATATAAATTGCATTTATTAATTTTGTTTATATTGTATTGAACCCCTCTTGTAGTATAATCTGTTTCAGGGTATCCCCACACTTCACAATCTATTCTTTTATTATTTTCTAATAAAAAAGTAAAATCACTTCTGTATAATCCTTCTTCCGGAAATGGTAATTGCTCTCTTAAATATGACTTCATATTATTGTGTATTAAAAATTGAGCAACATAAAACTCATAAAGACTTCTATTTTTGAATCCGTTATCATCTATTAAATCATCTTTATCGCTATAATTCATAATAGTTTTTATTTTTTCTATTCCACCATATAAATTTAATTGAGAAGTTGGCACATCTAATGTTTTTCTAAATTCAAATTGTGTTGGAAATCTATTGTTTATATTAATAAAACCCTCGATAATTCCTATAATCTCTTTTAAAGTTCTTCCTGATTCTCTTCTTGATTTTATTCTATAAATAGACTTTAAATCATAACCTGCTTTTAATGCTAAACCACGAACCCCATCTTTTTCATATTTTCTTATATTCCCAGCTAATTTTTTACCATCAGGATTACTATCAACGTGGTCTAGAAAACTATGTTTGTCAATATATTTTATTAATTCATTTATTCTATTTTCTTCAATAGTCCAATATCCACTTTCTCCTTCTTTTAAAAGACCATTTTTTTGGAGATATTCTAGATACAATGTTCTTTTAAAATGATGACAATTCTCACAAGAATATTTATGTACAATATCATTTGAATAAAGGTTGTTATTATAATCTTTATATTTTATTCTATTAGGAGTTCCACAATAATCACATTCAACCTCTACCAAACTAGGAGATGTTTTCGCCAAATCTTTAATTTTAACTAGTATTTTAGTACCTCTTTTGTAGCTCATCTTAGTTTTATTTTTATTCAATTGTCTTGGTATATTGTATCCTAATGATTCTAGTCTTTTAATATTTTCTGGATTTAACTGCACCTCAACCTCTGTACTTATTAATGCCATCTTTTACAACCGCCTTTCGTTTATTTAATTACTGCCTTAATCCAAAAAGAAAACTAAGAGGAAAGGATAAATTAAGGCAAATTATCCCTTATCACGTTGCAATCGCTATCCCCTTACTGTGCAATAATCAACATAATCAATCACACAACAAAAAGCACCTCAAATAAATGAAGTGCCTGAGTTCTATAATTGATTAAATTATTTATTTTTTATTATTTAACTGTTTTCAATTTATCTTCAATTAACTTCTTTGCTTTCTTTTCTTTATTCCTTTTTGCTCTTGCTTGCTCAATAATTTTATACTCTTGCCACCCATTATCAATTTTTGAATACCCAATCCAGCGATAATCAATTTCAGGATATCTATAATGAAACATCTTTTTCTTTAATTTAGCTGTAGCATCAGCCTGACCCTTAACATCCCAAACAATCACAGAATTATCTGCGTAAGTCAAAACATAGTCAGCAACATATTTTATAGAAAGAATATTTTCATCTTTATATTTACATTTAGGCTGTAACTCATATTTTACCTGTCTTTTGTAGTCTTTTATTGTTCCATCTTCTAATCCAATTTCTACTATTTCCCTGAAATATTTAAGCTCAAGCTCGCTGTCATATTGAATTCCTTTATATGTACGCTTTAACTTTCCTTCTTCCGACAAATTAACATGGAATTTGCTATATTTTTTCTTTGTTATTTTAATTCATCTCCAATATCCTAATATCGAAACAAAGACATCACAATAAAGCAATGTCTTTGTTATATTTTTATTTATTTAATTTATTATTTATGTCTTTAAGCAAACATACCTCAACAAACCTACTTCAACTTCTTAAACTCATTACTATCTATAGCAAATCTTTTTGCTTTCTTTAACTCTTTAATAGATTTCTCAGCTTTAACTGGTTCAATTTGATCAGGATATTCTTTTACTAAATCTCTATAAATTTCCCTCCAAGTATATCCTTTCTTGCACATCCAATGTATTTCATCTTCAATTTCTCTAATTAAAGATAAGTCTGAAATTGAAAGAAAATCTCTGAGATTATCTTGTTGTCTTAAATCTAAATACTCTTTTATTTCTTTAGCATACATGCCAAATAAAATATCATATGTAAGATTAGTCACTGACGCATATGTACGCCTACCTTCTGGCAACTCACCCCTATGAATGAATGTTGATATAGAAGAAACCTCTCTGTTCCTTCTAATAGTTCCATCTTTCCTAGTTACTAATTGTTCTACCTCTTCTTGAGTAAGATATATTATTGATTCTTTTTCTTCCTTTAACTTAAAATAATCTCTAATTACTATCTTGTATTGTTTCATAGCTAATTCTGATTCAAGTAGTTTTAGCAAAATAGTGTATCCTTGTTGAGACAATAAAAATAAACTCTTACTAGCATTTAATGCATTCTTAGTATAAATTTCGCTCTGAATCAAAACCATAGCGAAATCTTTATCACCTTTCAAGTCTAAAATATCAATTCCTATCTCAAAATCTTTAATATTATCATTGATTAATTTATTTATATCTCCAAGAGGTCTTTTGTGTAATTCTGAAATAGTTTTTACCAACATAACTTTTTGATTCCCACTAAATCCACCATAAATATTAGGAACTTCAATTCCACTAATCTTAGTTTTACCTTTGACTACTAACTCATTTTTATTATTTTCCATCATTTTAAATTCCTTCTTTCATAATTTAATTTTAATCACATATAAAATATTATTTCTTCCTTGCCCTATCACACCATTCGCAGTATGCTTCATAGGATTCCTTTCGACTGAACTTATACCACACTTTTTTTGTTTCTGGATGTACACCAGTGGCCTTTATTACAACACCTTTGTAGGCATAGAAATTGGCTTGAAGTGGGTTGTAAACGTAAATAAATCCATCTGACTCTTTTTCTGTCATTTTAGTTTTCACTTCCTTTCATTTTAAATTTGTATTACACTTTGCAATACATAAAATCCCATTCTAATTAAAGAATGAGATTCAATCTTTTGCAAAATATCAAATTCCCTAAATCTAAAAACCCTTGCTACAAGCCATTTTCATAAACCCAAATATCCCATAAAAGTTGATTTTCAATGGTTTTGTATTGATATTAAAATAAAACTGTTGATTTATTTGGGTTTCATTTCGGTGTTTATATGTATTGAAATGTGAAACCTTTGTATGTTTCCTTTTTATTTAAACATACCATAGATATATTACTAGAAGATAATTTAGTTCCAAATAATAAATTTGACTGTCTTTCTAGTTCTTTTGTAGACTCAAATATGCCCAAAAATATATTATTTTTAGATATTTCTACACATTTACTTTTTCTTTCAACATTTGTTTTATACGCCTTTAAATTTTCTTCCTTTGGATCGTAATCACACCATCCTAATTTTGCTCCCTTTTTAAGATATTTTATAATTGTAGATTTACCCATATTTATCATTTTACTTATATTTGTAGCTGTCATTTTTGGATTATTTTTCTTAATTCCACATGACAATTTGCATATATTACTTAATGCAAATTCTTCACATTTAAACCAATCGATTAACGATAAATCGAATAATATATTTAATTCACTATCTAATATGTTTTCTTTTATATAATCAATGTCTGATTCCATACAGTCTATTCTAATAATTTTTATTCCTTTTTCTTCAGCTTTTAAGTCCTTATTATCATCAATTTCTTTTGATTGTTCTTTAGTTTGACCACTCATAGTATTATCTTTTTTATGAAAAGATCCATCCATTTCTAAAATATATTTACCACCGTTAAATTCAAAATAGTTATCATACTTCAGTGGTTTAATCCAATTTGGAGAGTATTCACGTTCCACATAATCAAAACTGTAAATATTATTTAACTGATCTAACAAAGCATAAGCAAATTTATTTGGGTATGAGATAGAATCTCCACATGAACAAGCTATACTTTTATTTGAGTATTTTATTGATTTTCATTACCTTAGATTTTATTTTTCCACAATCTGGACATATAGGATATATTGTTTTATTACTTCTTTTGGTGTATAACTTCGCATCATTATGGTTTTGAAAATACTTCACCATCTAAGGAGCAGTAGTTGGTATGTCATTTATTTTATTCCTTCAACAACTGTTAATCCTCTACAACAAGAACATCCTTGTTTTCTTTTGCCTAATAAACTATTCTCTTCTACCCATCCTTCATCCCAATTGCATATATTACATCTGTATTGATACCATTTTCTATTATTTATTCTATATTCTCTACTTATTATGATTAAATCTCGTTTGTCGTTTTTAAAATGTGTGCCAATTTTTACTTTGAATTCATCAGTTACTATTCCTAATAATCTACCCAATGCACATCTTGTAAAAGAACTCGGATGTATTTTAAAAATATCTTTATCTTGATATTGAATATATAAACGCTGTTCTTTTGATTTGTAATCTACGATTACAATTTCTCCTTTAATATCATTATATTGAAACTTAACACAACACCCTATTGATGCACGCCAATTAATTGTACCTTCGTTTCCATTATTATTTTTACCCCATTTAGGCAAATCATTTAAAAATATTTTTCTCATTATTATCATCCTTTCTGCTAAAAGTTTTATGAAATGGGAAAAGAGACTGTATAGCAGTACAATCTCTTTGTTTTACCTATAATTAGTTTCGAACCTGATTATAGAACCATATTTAATTATTATTTTATTTCTACGCTAATTGCTCAACAAAGACAGAAAGAGAATCTTTTCTCGCCGTTAACGTCCCCGAGCCAACATATGTGCAACGCAGTTTAACTTGTGTATCACTTGTACAAGTCACAATAACACAACCATATCCCGGTAACGCATAGTCGGTAGCATGAACTACAGACACGACTTTGGCAGATATTCCAGCACCAATGGCAGTATTGGTGTTATCAACAATAACAAAGGTTGTATCTGTAGTCGAAGAGAATGTAACGCCCAGAGTTGATACAATTTTCCACGTACCAGCAGGTAAAGTTATATATGGATTGGCAAATGTAATACCAGACCCCACTTGATTTTGGAATGAGATATCTGTATTGCTCGCAACTCCAGTCTGGTCTGTTGATTTGGTTAGAATTAAGTATTTTTTTGCCGTTAAATTTATCCAAATACTATTGGAATAACAGTATAAACTATTATTAGTGGTATCAAAAACCTCTAATCCTTCAACTGGAGTTAAGGCAAGTCTCTGTGCTTGTGTCATCCTAGGACAAAGAAACCCTTTAGTCGTACTTGATAAATCGAGGATTGCACTTGTAGATGGAGAATTCGTTCCAATGCCAATAGATCCGCCTCGACCTTGTAATATAAGCGGTTTAAAACTCCCGCCACCAGTAGTTTGAATATATCCCACATTATTAGTATTATCCGCACCCATATATAATTCAACATTACCGTCAAATGCATCACCTGATGCTATTATCACCCCATGTTGATTATATTCGGTATCTGAATATAAACTATTCCTATTTATCTGTAATTTACCAACAGGAATTGCTGTTCCTGCACCAATTTTCCCATCAGTTGTAACAACAACTTTTTCTCCATCGTTATAAAAAATTCCAAATCTATCTGTTGTATTTCCGACACCAATGTTTTTACCAACAACCCATGTAGAAGCATCAACATCTGATGTGTCTTTAAAACCTATTGAAGATTCTACATTTGTTCCATCCCCAATGATTTGTTGAATACCATATGTAGCAGTACCTTTAACTTCTAATTTATGAGAAGGATTGGACACGTTGATTCCCACGTTCCCATCTGCTCTAATTAACATCAAATCAGTTTCTCCAGATGCTAAATCTCCAGCAGAAAATACATGTCCATGTCCTACATCAACCAAATCAACATTATGCCTCAAATATCCTTTTGTTCCACCAACTGAATCATAACCAATTTTATAGTTGTCATTACCTTCATAAAAACTAATTCCATTTGTATCTCCAATATCAGTAAGATTTGGTGTATTTAAGCGTAATGTTTTATTATTTAAGTCAACATTTCCTTCAATATTTACATTGCCTGTGCCAGCATTTATATTGACAGTGGTAGCTCCTGTAGTATTACCAATAGTTACTGTTTTTTCATTGGTATTATTACCAATATTAACCGCACCAGTTGTTCCAGAATCAATAATTACTGCTCCGGTAGTTGTTGTATTTAAATTAATTCCACCTGTACCGCTTTTTATATTAACTGTTGTCGTTCCTGTCAGATTACCAACTGTTACAATCTTGGAACGAGCATCTGCTCCTATGTTTACTGCTCCAGATCCTTCACTACTAACATTTACTGCCCCTGCGCCACTAGACATAAGATCAACGGTCTTATTAGCTGCACCCATAATCATTAGAGCATCATCCGAAGTTACTTTTCGAGCGAATACTTCTTTAAATACTTTAGTTATTGAACCAATTGAACGAGTGTTATTTGTACTAGGAACTATATCAGAAGCAGGAATAATTGTACCAATACCAGTGGCGGTCAATGTAATGTTTTTATCCGTTCCTCCTGCTGATAAATCTAAAGTGTCATCTGATTCTACTTTTCTGGTGAATAAATTTAAAAATACTTTTAAAAGAGAACCTAAAGTGTGAGTATTGGTAATATCTGGTAAAATACTCTTTTTATTTATTATATTTTTGCCAGTATACGCATCTAAAATCAAATCGTTTAATTCAGATTTTACGTTATCAACATATATTGTATCTGTAGATTTTAACCATGCTCCGCTAGCTGATGAATATTGATAAGTAACTCCTTTTTCAGCGTGTTTATCTCCGTCATTGGGAGTTGAGGGAAAGGCCATTTAATCACTTCCTTTTGATTTTTATTTTGTTATTAAATAGAAAAAGAAGCAATTAAATGAGTTGCTTCTTGGGTGATTGTTGGATTATTTAGCTCTTTATTTATATATGAGAATGTAAAACCTTTATAAGAATTTGATTTATTATTACAAGCTTTTGATAAACTACTATGACATAATTTAACACCAAATAATTTTTCAGATTGTCTTTCTAATTTACAAATAGAACTAAATATTCCTAAACTAATTCCATTCTTAAATATTTCCAATGATTTTTCACGCAATTTGCCTGATTTACTGGTTCCTTTAAATGATTCTAATTTTGGGTTATAATTACACCATCCTAATATTGTGCCTCGTTTTAAATATCTTCTTATTGTGTTTTCACTCAATTTCATTATATTCCCAATATTTGAAGTAGTTTTATCAGGATTATTCATTTTATATTCACAAACAATTTTCACTATATTTCGCAACCCATATTCATGACACTTCAACCAATCAATTTTAGACAAATCAAACATATTACTCAATTTGCTTTTAATTATATTATTTTTTATATAATCTAATTCAGACTTATTACAATCAATTCTTATCATTTCAATACTGTACTCATCTGCCTTAGAATCTTTATAATCATCAATTTTCTTATTTTCTTCAGCAGTAATGCCACTCATGAGATTGTCAATTGTATGCCAACCTCCATCCATTTCAACTATATATTTTTTATCATCATATTCAAAATAATTATCATATCGCTTAGGCCTCATCCATTCTGGAGAATATTCATATTCTAGACAATTGAAACTATAGAGTTTATTTAATTGCTCTAAAAAACTATACATAAATTTATTTGGGTATGACTTACCATCCGAACATGTACATCCAATTGATTTACTATTATGTATGTCACTTATTCTCATAGGTTTATCTTTAATTTTCCCACAATCTGAACAAATAGGATATATTGTTTTGCCACTTTGAGCTGTATATTTATTAGCTTCATTATATCCATCTTGAAAGTATTTAACCATCCAAGGGGCAGTAGTTGGAATATCATTTATACCTTCAACCACTACAAGTGGATTAGCACTACAGCAAGGACATCCTATTCCGTTTAATAGAGAACTTTCAACCATTTCACCATTATATCCGCATTTATTACAATAATATTCATACCATTTATATTCTCTATTATAATTATTCTTTTTATATTTCGTATTAGTTATTTTTAAATCTCTCTTCTTATCTTTAAATATCACTCCTATGCTTATTTTAAATTCTTTTGTTTTTTTATTTAACAATTCTGCGAAATTACACTTCTTAAAATTTTCAATTCCCATCCTATAAACTTCTTTATCTAAATATTTTAGGAATAAATAGCTGTTTTTATAACTTACAATTTGGATTTCTCCTTCAATATCGTCATATATAAATTCAACATATTTATTGACGCAATTTATCCAATCGATCACTATTTTATTTTTATTATTTCCTATTCCATATTTTCTTGGCAAATCTTCTAAAAATACTTTTCTCATATCCAGTCACTTTCCTTCCAATCATTTATTTTGACATATAAAAAAACCCCAAAGCATTAAATAACTCTAAGGTTTTCGTGTATTTATATGTACTTATACCATTTATCTCTTTTACAAAAACATATCTGATTCCTACTTTTTCGAGATATTCAACTTCTAATTTCCATTGAGTTGAATACTCTTTATCAAATTTTGCTCTCATATCTACAATCCTTTAATATTATTTTATTGTTGATACCACACTGCTGAATCATTAACCATCACACATTGTGTATCTGTGTCATAAACCATCAAACCTATAGATGGGCTACTGATACTATTTCTTTGGAGAGATGTCATTCTTGGTAGGAGAAAACCTTTGTTTGTCGAGTTTAAATCTAAAACACTAGAAGAGTTAGGACTATCAGTACCAACTCCTAAATTATTATTAACCTCATCAAAAGCTGAATTACCAAACAAAATTTTACCTTTTGCAATGTGTTCTGTACTTTTAAGAATAAGTGATTCCCCACTTAAAGCTCCACCCGAAACTTGTTGCCCTCCTGCACGACCACTTTGTAGCACAACATCAGATGGTTCTGCAAAATAATCATAGTCGGATTGTATAATATTTCTACCAGTAAAATTAGTTTTAATAATTACAATATCATTAGCATTTGCCGAAATATCATTAACGAGTGTTCCAGAATCAAGTAATTTATAATAATCACCATTTTCTCCACTAGTTAACGCATTAAAATCGACAACAGTTATACCGCCTTTTTGATTATAAACCCTATTTAGGATATCTTTAAGTAATTTCCATTTTGTAATATTAGTAGCAAAAGAACCTACTTGTGAACCATCCTGTTGACAAATGTATATAAGTCCATTATTAATAATTTGATCCCCTATGTTCCATGTCTTTTCACTCCAAGGAGAAGAGTAGGCAATACGTTCTCTTGTAAAAGCCCACCTATCAACAGCTCTCCAAGGTTGTGTCCCTAACTCATTTGTTTTAATAGAAAAAGAAGAAGAACTTGTTAATTCTCCGTAAACTGTTTTACTTGGTACATAACCAAGCAATCCTGGAACATCAATTTGAATTTCGCTGTCAGCAATCCACTCAGTAGATGGAATTATTTTTTGAAAATATAGAACACCTGTATTATCAGTTCCAACATAAAAACGAATAATTATATAATCTTCGGCAGGTGTTGAGCCAGTTTGATAATATACTTTAGAAATTAATTGATTTTCAGTAGGTGTTACAGTATAACCAAACGAAGTCCCAGAGAAAGTATCAGTATTATCGGATTGAGTAATAGTTCTAAGTTCTTTTGTTGCCAATAGTGGCACTTCTGGTTCTATACTGCCTGAATCATTAAAATGCGAATGAATTACCAATGTTTTAGAATCATCTGATACAGACCTTACCATTAAAATATGTCCTGCAGCAGAAATACGTAAATCACGACCAATATAAAGAGAATCACCACTTATACGAAGATCAGAATCATTCCATACACCATTTTCACGTTTTTCAATTACTGGAATACCATTTTCCTCAATAATCCTAATACTACCATCTGTATTAGCATCACCTTTTATATATGTAGTCCCGGATGGATTGTTGGAAATCGTACTTCCCTTATTACTACTACTTATAGGCATATTGTTAACTCACCTCTACTTTCTTTTAGAAATATAATCCATACCATTTTAAATTTTGGCCCAAGTTTCCTAATACTTTTATTTGTTGAATATTACAATAGTCGATAGTGGTAGAGTTTCCAGCAGTTATGCATACACAATATTCTGATGGTAAAATCTGAATAAATAAATCTGTTGCATCTGCTTCAATTGTTAATGAGTTGAGATGATTTAAATTCCCATTTGTGTCTGTGAATGTTATGATTTGATTATTTGCTGTTGTTGTATAGAATTCTACTAAATTATCTTTGTGAATTGAGCTGATAAATCCTGAGTGTGCGAGATTCCCTACTGGCATAGTTATCATTCCTTTCTTTTTTGGGGTTTATTTATATTTTTGGTTTATAAAACCCTTGTGTATCAAGGAGTTTAGAAGACATAAATGTTGAGAATTAGTATAAAATCAGTGATTTATTTGGATTGGGATTGTTGGTTTGGAATTAGTAAAAAAATAGAGGAAAGAAAGACAATTTGGTTTTGTCTGCCTTTCCTCTATTTTGATGTTTGTTGGATAGGGATTTAATTAATTATAGGATTTGCAATTTCCTATAATTACTTGACTAAATATAGTCTGCTAAGTTCCTCTTTCTCTTCTTCGCTATATTTATATTTCTGCTCATCTTCACTATTTATCAAATAATCATAATCACTAGCACAAATATATACTTCTCTTATGTTTAGATAATTGTCTTTGAAATCATCTTCAAACTTAACTATTTCTTTTTTCTCTGATAATAAATATTCATCTTTCATGTCAAAATACTTTTTTAAACTACAAGGTTTTCTACCTGACCAATATTTAATGCCAAGCATAAAATTATCACCAAAAATATCTAATACTTCTTCCATATCATCTGAGGTTAAATTGCCAACATGTTTTGTGATGTTTTTTAAAAGATTGGAGTGTTTTTTAGTGTGTAGTTTTCTTTTTATTGTTGATAGGTTATTGCTCATTAATGGGCGATTCTCCTTTTATTTATTTTAAGTTGTACGTCTTGATAAGAGACTATAATTAGATATTATAGTCTCTTATGGATTACTTATTCATAAATTGGATATGCTTTAAAATCTGGTTTTCCAATTTCAGATTCATATTGAATTTTAATATATTCACTAACTTTTTCACCTACATCTAAATCAAAAGAAATACCATAACCTTTAAAATCAATGGAAAAAGAATTTTGTTTGATCCATATGACTTTACAATTTTCTTCTTTAATTTCTTGCTTAAATGCGATTATTTCTTCTTTTTTATCATTTTCTGTATCTTCATCAATGTTGTCTTCTTTTATTACTTTTGACATATATCCACCTCTTGATTGTTTTTGCATCTTACATAACTACTCAACATTTTAAAACATCTATCCTGTACACAAAATCTTACAAAACAACATGATAGATTGTCTATAGAGCATTTAAAAGATGCCTCTAAACTATTTTGAAATAGAATACCTTTTTGGCATAAATCAGAATTGCTCACTATTAATTACTCCTATATGATTATTTGCCAAAAGGAAAATATTGAGTAAATATATTTTCCTTTTGCGTTATTATATTTTAGCTTGCTGTTGCTGTAACTTGGGCAGTTATAGTATTTTTATTTGTAATAGACACACTAATAATTGAAGCTCCAGCCTGAATTCTTGTTAAAAGTCCAGTATGAAGACCTGCTGTAATATTTGCAGGAGTTCCACTAGTAAAAGTGAGATCACCAACAGGAGCGACAAATGCAGAGTCTCCATTAGTAGGAACAGCATATACTTTTAAAGTAAGAGTTGGGCTTCCTGCAGACAAAGCAATAGTATCATCTGCTACGGCTAAAAATCCTACATTATCATACCAATTGTTAGCATCAATCACTTCAGCAATTGTAGCATAATAACCTGAACCGTTACATCCTCCAGTTCCAGCGAAACTTAATGCCATCCCTTCTAATGGTGTTTGGGCAACTCCAGATGCAGTCATTGAAATAGATTGACTTCCTGCTATCTGGAATCTTGGAACCTCTACTTGTACTTTACCAATAATACTAGAACCTGCTGCACTTGATTCATCAGAACTTGCTAATTGTGTATCGATTACCAATCTTACAACAGAAGGCAAGAAGTTGGAATTTACAGTAACATATCTAGCAGCAGAATCAAGAGTGAAATACTGAACACATACGATATCGTTTTCTAATCCACCAACCAAAGTAAAATCTTTGGTGCTAAAAGTAACTTTTGTCGTAGTTCCTGCTGCATTTGTAACATATCCATAGACATCTGCCCCACTAACATCTGGTGTTAAAATTGGAGTTCCTACTACTGTTCCTGCTCCGTCTACACCCAATGTAACATTTTCTTCAGTCCATACATTTTTACCAGTAAGAATAGAAGAACCAACATTTTGTCCAATCATATTTAGAGAGAATTGTGTTTCTGTAAGTTTCGCACTAAACCTACCGCTATGATAATAAATATACTGAAGCGCATTTCCTTGTCCAGCGGAAATTTCTTCACTTGCAGTTGTAATGTCGATGGAGTCATCCAAAATTGTGCGTGACCTAAACAAAATATCCCCTGTTGAAATATTGAAAGCCGTAACTGAACCCACACCGACTAAAAATTTCTTTGCCATTACTTATTTCCTCCTTTATAATGTAAATTATTTTTGAGCATTGCCTTTGCCGTTTACTTTATTTCTGAACTCTTCAAAATCAACCTTCACATCAGCATATTTATCGTCAACCGATAAATCACTCATCCAATGATCAATTCCTTGTTCAAATTTTACAAAACCACTCATAGAAGCAGTTTTATAAATTTCATAATGTAATTTATAATCAACTCTTTGAAGTATCTTAGAAAATTTTCTAATTGTTAAATTATAAATATCTTCCATACTTAAAGAAGTGCTTATTAAAACACAAATAAGTTGATCTTCCAAAGAAGCCATTTTCTTTTTGTTTTTATTTACAAATTCTTGTGCCTCTTTTAATGCTTTTTCCATTTTAGGATCTATATAGGTATTATCATGATCTGGAATGTTTTGATAAATAATTATATTTTTAATTTCATCAAAATCTGTTTTATCAAGTATTTCTTCCCTATATCTGATTACTTCTTCTCCATTTTCTCTACATATACATTTAATATTTAGATTAAGGTTTATTTTTTCTTGTTCATCCTTTATATATCTAATATTATTACTTTCGATACCTAGACATAAACTAAAAATGCCAGTTAGCATCTGACCATAAATATTACCATTTTGATCATTTTCAATTAAATAAAATAAAAAATCCAAATAACTCATGCTGATTACTTTAGGATCTGGTATTTTATTCTTTTCTATTAATAAGCAATTTGCTATCATATGAAAATTTAGATATTCTTGCATTCTGACAGGATAAATTAATATTGGCAGATTCTCATATTCTTTTACAAGTTTAGATATTATTAATTCTGTACTTTCATTTAAATCTTCTAATTCAATTTTATTAAATTCATTCTCAATTTCTTGTTTTCTAATTAAAGATTTCTGTGTTAAATATGGTACTGGTTTATCGTATATAAAGTATTGTTCATATTGTGATATATCCATATTTTACACAGACCTCGTACTTAAATAAAAGAAATAACCAGAAAAACTAGAATTCCAATTAGCAACCTTAATCGAAGACTTTAATTGTAAAACACCTATGCCGCCTAAATCTTGACCATTAAAATCTTTTAACAATTCATTAACCATAACTAATGGTTTTATTAGATTGTCATCCAAATCCCATTTAGCATTATGAATTACAATTTGAAAACATATATCTACATTTGTTAAATATATATTATTTGGTTCAAATATCGGAATAAAAAATCTAATCTCTGTACGAGGATCAGAAACAACTGAATCATAAAATGGCATCTTGAAAAGTTTTTGTTGATTTGCAGGATCAGACCCTTTACCAACCATATCTATAATTTGTTCTATTGTAATTTCAGGCTGTGATAAAGCATCTGCCGAATCATACTGCAAACATTTCATTAGTGTTTTATTCTCAATTATTTTATTTCCTATATTTGATAGTAAGTTTTGAATTCCATCTAATTTAATTAGTTCATTATTTATTGACAAAGTTATCACAACCCTTTAGAATTTTACTTAAAACAAACTCTTTACTTGAATCCTAAATCCACTACTCACAATATTCCCATCCAAATTTCTAGCAAACAGCCTAACATACCCCAAATTCAATCCCTTAACAACACAGCTATTCCCAATACTATCCTGACTAATAATACCTGCCAAACTAGTCTCGCTAACTCCATCATCACCAGTCAAATAGAAAACAGAACTATCTTCAATTGCAATTCCATTATCCTTAAATGCACAAGTATAAGTAGAAGAGTAAGTTTTAATTATTGAAATGCTACCCAAATCAATTACTGCTGTATAATTATGCTTTTCTTCAGCAATAACTTCAATTCCAATACTATCCTGAATCAAATTATCATTATCTAATTTACAACTAATATTTACATTTCCTACAGATAAGAAACTTACTAATCCTGTATTTGATACAGTAGCAATCAGATTATTGCTCGAAGTAAAATTAAGCAAAGGAGATGCAATTATAGTTTCTCTGTCTTTTACTTGAATATTTAATTGTACAGGAGTGTTAATATCTGCTTGAATTGTTGATCCATTTAAAATAGTAAGAGAATATGATGGAAATTGTTGCTCAACTTCGCTATACACCATTCTCAAAATCAGCAAACCATTCACAGTAATATCATCAATATTTGTAACTTGCCACGACCTCAATCCAATTCTAAACACATTATTCATCTCAATTTGTCTGGTAATTGAAGTATTACTTATTTGTATTGCAATTTCTGAATCTAAAGTTGAGATTATTTTTTGTTCATCTAGACTTATTGAGCCTTTTGAGATTATGCAGGGGATAGAGTGTAGAATTGATGTGGAGTCGTAGAATTGAAGGGTGTTATTACATCTTTGGATATAGCATAAATCATATCCCTTTGAGTCTTCTTGCTTAGAAACAACAATATATGTATTTTCTATTAAACTAACTTTATCAGTGTGTTTTACAACACTTCCAACACTAATAATTCCAACTTCAATCCACATTTCCTTAGTATAAGACGATAATTCAGTTTTGGTATCTTTACTTGTTTTGCTGTAATCAAAAATACACTTTGTATTTATGGTATCATCAACAACAATATCTTCTGCAATATCTGAATTAATAAGAACCATAAATGTAGATAAAACATGACTATGAGCTTTATTAACACTTTTCGTTGCTTGTTTTTGTAAATAATCTATTTTACTACTAGTACCAAACAATCCATTTATTTTTCTATAATAATCCATATCAATAGTCATACTTAATCATCCCACCCTGAATAATCAAGTCCTTTTAATTGTCCGGTAATTCTATCTCTGCTTTCATAATTTTTAATCTGTTTAATATTATCTGATTTTATTATATTGAGAGTTTCAAGATATATTTTTTTTGTAGCATTTTTATCCCAACTTTTTAAATCCTTCTCAGAAAACCATTCTTCAAATAATCTCAATTTAACTAAATCTTGTTCAAAGTAAATCTCATACATTAAATCTACATATAAAGACTTTTCTCTACTAACTAAATCAAAATTAAATGTCTCCAATATATCATCCTTATTATAGAAATCTACATCAACATTACATTGATTAGTTAATCTATCAATGGATTTCAACAAGTATGCTTTTGACCTCTTTTTTGCGATATCTAAAGCATCTTCTTCAGTCGTACCGTATTCAAAGAAATCTATATCTTGAACTATCTTATCGAAAAATAACTTGTAGATATCCTCAAAAAGAGTCATTTATTTTCACTTCCTTATTCGGCAGATTTCTTAGTGGTTACTTTCTTTTCCTTAATTTCTGGTACAGAAACTTCATTTTTCTTTTTCTTGATAATTATTTCAGATTTCCGTTTACCAACATTCAATTCCTTCATACGACCATTGACTACATCAAATACGCGAACAGAAATATCGTATTCGTCTGTATTATTAAGTTCGGTTAAAGTATTTCTAATTTTATCCATAGTTACTGGACTAGTAACCTCTAGAAACCTTTGTAATTTCTCTGCGTTTGGCGTAAGAATTATGTCAGTAATTTCTTCAATAGAAATGTAATTTTCTGGTTTTTTATTCGTTCCACATAATTTAAGTACTTCATCTTCTTTGTCAGCTTCAATTCTTAATATTCCATCTCTAAAAACAGAAGATTTATTATTAATATATCTAATTTCTGATAGTAACATTAACGTTTCTGAAGGAATATCATCATCAATTGCTTCAAATTTATATTGACGTTCTGATAATCCCTCTGCATAAACTGCGCCTTTATTTTCGTTATAAACAGTTATTAAACTTTCATTGGTAAGCATAAAAATTCCTCTCTTATTGTTTTATTTTTATTGTCAAGAGAGAGTATGTTCCAACCATCTCTTGACAATAAATTATATTTATATTAAGATATAATATAATTAAGATTATGTGATAGCAATCTTACAAGCATTTTCAATTTTGTTAAATGCATAACCAAACTCAAAACCAGTTAATTTAAGATTAATTACTTCACGATTATTATCTGGAGTTTGAAGTGCTCTCATAGATCCCTTCATATCTAAAATTCCCACCTTGTCGGAAATTCCGATTAGACGGTTTACTGGCAACAATGGTGTAGTACCATCTGCTAGTTTCTTAGCAGCAGAAATAGGAACAAGTTTTACACCATTGTACATACCAAGAATTCCATATTTATTTAACTCATCCTTCATAGCCTCGCTTTGATATGTAGAATAACCAGTCATTTTATACATAGGGCGAATCAAAGTAGAAAGACCAATAAGAGTAGGGGATTGACCTCGATCAAGCATGTAACCAGATGCATCATCTGCAGCTAAAACCGTTACTGCTGTAGCACAGGTAAAACCTTGAGTTGAAGGAGCAGTTATTGCAGTGTCAATGGCAGTAAACACCATATAGAACATTTTATTTTTAAATGCCTCTTCTGCAAAAGTTGTCAACTCTGCAACTGTTTTATATCCACCTTTGCGAAGTTTTTCCATAGATACTTCAGTTTCAATTTGGATATGTCTCCAAGTAGGAGCCAATGCAGTATAATCAATATATGATTTATCTACATTACCATTTTTAGCAGATTCAATTGCATTTAAAGTGTTTTTAGCATTTGTTACAATTTGCTCGTTGTCAAATTCTCCAATACTACCTCTCTCGAATAAGGCATCAAGAATTTCGTCAGGAGCATTATAGACCTCTGGTTCTACAACTTTGGTGATATATTGAGCTAATTCATAAGCATCCTTCTTACCACTTCCAATTTCTTTAGCCCAAGCATCCACAACTGATGCAATTTCTTTTTCTTCTGCGTTTAGAGCAATATTATGTTTTACTTTTTGGGAAAACTCCATGAGTTTCCCTTCTGTTTCCATTAATTCTGCAACTTCAATATTTAACATTTTTACAATTCCTCCTTTTAATTTGTGTTTGTACAATATAAAAGACTCTCATTTCGAGAGTCTTCAGTGATATTTAATTCTTTACGTTTATTTGTGATATATTCCTCAAGTTGTTCTTTAGTGTTGCTTAAAATTCCATACATACTATGAAAACTTCCTTTGAATGATAATGAATGACAATTACTACATAATGTTACTCCATTATCAATATCAAATCTTAAATCCTTGTTAGAACTGAAATTTTCTTTATGATGTGCTTGTAAATTGTGACCGCCTCTTTTTAAGCAACATTGGCAAGTATAATTGTCTCTTTCAAAAACTTTTGATCTCCATTGTTTATATTCATATGAGTGCCTAATATCTGAATCACTTGATCTAAATCCAACCCATTCATTAAGAGGAATATTTTGTCTAGTGGCCGACATTTGAATTCTCAGTTCTGGATGATATTTATACAATTCTATCTTTGTTTTACTTTGCTGCTTTGCATACTTTTCATTTGACCATAACAATTTCAATCTCTCACTTATATATTCTTTTACATTACTATTTTTTCTATAATATAAAAATCGAGACTCCGAATTATCTCTAGTTTTAATATTATATTTATACAACCAGTTTAATACAGTTGGACTAGAAACATCAAATATCTTCATGATGTCGTAAGATGTTAATTCTTTTGTAATATATAAGTCATATAATTTTTCATATGGTGGTATTTTAGTATACTTATCAGTTTTAATATTAAATCTTTTAAGCCAATCGTAAATAGTTGTTACACTGATAAATAATTCATTAGCAATTATTTGTGCAGATTTACCAAGAATAATATACTCATTGTACAACCAGTCTTTATCTTTATCGAATTTTTTATTCAATGATTATCCTCTTTACTAACTTTATCACCATTGGATTTTTATTCAACAATTCTGCACGATTTTGTCTTATTAAAAACCAACCTTTATTTATGCTTGTTATACTTAATAAGTTTAAATTATTATTGTATACTAAACATTTATTAGTCATTTCGACCAACCTCACTTTCAGTGGTATAATTTAAATTACACTACAAATTCGAAGGCCAAAAGCTTGTTGAAATTATCTTGATAATAACCAAGTGAACGGAAATTACTTTTTGCATTTGCTGTACTAGCAACTAATTTCCCTTGGGTGGCATCTTCTGCTACTGAAACCATCAAATATTTCCCTGCTACTAAATCAGCATCTTCTCCAGAATAAGCACTAGTTGCATATCTTTCACCTGCAAACATAGCAACTAAATCAACAAACTCACCAATTGCAATAGTTTCCAAAGCAGTATCGTAATCGGTTTGAATTGCACCTCCTGCAGTGGCAGCCGTTTCAGCAATAAGTCCACGATCTACTAAATAAATTTCAGCAATACTTGCTGTTACAGGAAGAATAACTTCCTTTGTATCATACTTCTTATTGACAAACATACCCCTTACAAGTGCAACTTTTGCCTTATATTGTGCATCAACATTTTTACCATTAACGATTTGTAAAACTCTTAACATTATTATTTCCTCCTTTTAATTGTGTTTTACTTAATTATTGTTTTTACTTACTTAGAAATTTATCCATGATGGATAATGGACTTGTGATATCATCTTTTGTAGAAGTATTAATATTGGTTTTTGGTGTTTTGTCTTTAGTTACCTCTGCGACATCTACTTCTTTTGTGGCAGATTCTTTTGTTACTAATTCCTCAGATGCTTTCTTTTCTGCTTCACTAATTTCAAATTTAGCAATTACTTTTTCAGCTATGAGGGCTTTAATTCCCTGTGTATTAAGATTTTCAATCATTTCAGCGATTTCAGGAGTATCAAGGTCTTCTTGTGTCAAGAAGTTTCCTTTTTGAGCTAATACTTTTAAATCTTCTTTCTTTTGTGCCAATTCTGCTTCTACTTTTTCTGCCTCTGCTTTTTCAATTGCTTCTTTAAATGGAATAAGTTCAGCAATTTCTGATTCTTTGGTGGTGAGGTCTTCACCTAACTTTGTGATTGCTTCAATTTTAGAAGACAGTTCTGCTTCTTTTTCAGAGATAATTGTGGTCAATTCTGTAATCTGTGTGTCTTTAGCATCTTTTTCTGCAACCATTGTTTCAATTTCTGACACTAGTACGAATTGCATTTCCACATTGGTTTGAGATGTAATAGATACAGTTTCGTCAGAATTCACACTGTACTTAAATTCGACAAATTGAGTATCTGTTGACTCCCAATTGTGAGCAACGGCACGATACTCCATAGGAAATAAATAACTAATATAGAACCAGTCATTTGGATTTGCCGCATTGATCGCCTGTCTCACTTTTCTATACAGGTCATTATCAGTTAAAGATGCTACTTCGTTTGTGGTTTTGTCCATTTTTTCTCCTCCTTGTTCATTAATTTCTGATATTTCTGGGGTAATTATTATATCTTTAACTTCATCAGTAGACGAAGATTGGATATCATGAGTATCTTTATTTCTCTCATCTATTAAATCTTGTGTGAATGCTTGTGCTAATTCAAAATCAATATCTGTACTATCTAATTCAGATAATTCAATTACAGAAGCCATAGGATATGCTGATTGCACCCCTGTTCCTAAAACTGCAACACCAAAAAAGCAAATTCCTTTCATCCAAGTAACATCATTTTCATCATATGTTTCTGAAAATGTTAATTCATAACTTACATGCAGGTTTCCTTCATCGTACAACTTTTGAATTACAGAAATCGCATTAGAGTAGCGTTTCCAAAAAGTAACATTTGCTACAATACATTTTTTAGTTACTCCATCTATTTCAATATCCTCAATTGTACTTGTATTGAAAAACCCAATAGGATTAGTATCGAAATATACTTTTGTTTCTAATTTATTTGTTTCGGAATTATACTCTTGTACCTTCTTCATACCATGTCCAGATAGATTTAGAGACCCATCGAAGTTTTTAATTACTTTACAAACGGCAGGTTGTTCAATAAGAGTTTTTAACTCATCTTCACTTAAATCAGTGCTTTTTATTCCTTTGCCATTTAAATTACCTTCATCAAGAGGGCATACTAACACTTTTCCAAATAATTTTGTTCCATCTTCACTTTCAGATAATGCTATTATATTTGCATTAAAATTTACCTTATTCATTTTTCACCTCCTTTAAATATGATAATATGTTAGTGATTGATTAAATCAACCAAATTCAATATTGATACCATCTTTTTGCAATTCTTCAACGGTTATAAAATAAGCATTGTCTCCATCTAACACCCAGTTCAAGGTATGTATTTGAAGTTCTATCCATTTTTTATTCTTTTTGTTTGATTGAGTTTGTAACTCAAAAATTCTGTCTTGAATTTCTTGTGTTGTTTTCATTGTTAACCACCTTAAATGTCACTTAAATTACTATCTGAACGATTCTTGTCTGCAATTTTCTTGTCTTTGTTTTTATTCGGCTTATCTTTTTCGAATTTGTCTTTGTCGTCGGTTAAATCTTTTCCAGAAACAGTAAAGGCACTTAGGCGAGGACTGAAGATATTCTGCATTCCATACATTGTTTCACCAGTTTCTGGATCTTTATATTCAAATTCATTTTCTTCTTGTCTGCGAAGAACTTCTGCCTCAAAATCATATCCTGCAATTTGATAAACCGTCTTAAAACTAGCACCAAGCTTACTAAATAATGTGTCGATAAGAGAGAGTTTGATTTCCATTTCTAATAATTCTGAATTTGAAATAGATACACTAGGCGTAAAAACTGTATCAATGCCATTATCTCTTAATAAAACTCGATAGAATTTGACAAGCACATCTTCAATTTGGGAACTTATTTTGTTAATCGTCTTCATAAGTTCTTTGATATTAATTTCAGATATTACATAAGAGGTTTTATTTTCTACAGATAAAAAACTTATGCCTAAAGCCATTAAAACTTTATTCTTATAATAGTTTATAGTTTCAATAGGAATTTGATCTGTTTTGCTTTCAACATATTTCATGTCTTCTACAAAAGGCAGAGCAGTATATACTACCACTGGATTTTTCCACGCCTTCATAAGTTCACTATGCGCTAACATCCATTTATCAGACGCAAAGGAATCTCCATCGTCTTTTATCATTTCTTTTCTCATTATTTGCACGATAATCTTTTTCCCTTTGGCAGCAGCATTATTCTTATCAGTATTGCTTAATACGTCAAGCATTAACTGTGGACTCAAGGCCCGATATGTCGGTGTCAACCCATATCTTCCATTTAAATTCCCTTGGCGTGATACCCCAGTATTCTCAGGATTCAACTTAGCATACTTCTCTTTATTAATATAAGCTTGATAAACCTCATCTGGATAATTTGCTTTAATTTCATCTTCAATTGTTCCCATAAATAAAGATTTGCCTTTTCTATTTGTATATCCTGCCGCAACTAATCTTGATTTTAATTCACTCATATTAATTATAACAATCGGCTCTCCATCAATTTCATATGGTGAAATTTCAGCTACTCCTAAAGGAAAATAATCAACAACATATGTTCCATTATTGTTTCTTAAATACATAATGTAATTTCCTTCAATGTAAGTCATAGGAATTGATTTTCTCAATAAATTTTTAATATTTATTTGAGTATTAAAATTTTCAATTAATTCTTCTGCACGATGACGTTCTTTATTTTTATTCCTCTTTGCTTTAGGTAATTCTTGGAAATTAATTTTAATATCAGTATTAACATTACTTTCAATTGTTTCGTATACTTTACCAATTAAATCATCTTTATTTATGTAAAATTTTGCAAGTTGATTAATTCTAAGTATTTTTTCAAGATTGTCTTGAGGATTTAATGCTAAATAATCTAAATCTTTTTGAGAAAGAATTTGATTTCCTGAATCTAAGGTTGAGAGGAGACGAGAATAGATATGATCTTTATTTTGGAAATCATATGTTGCTTTTTCTATTAGGGATGAGAGGGTTGAGGATGATTGAGACATTGAAGATGATGTTGTGATTATTGTTGTGTTGGGGTCAGGTTGGGATAGAATTACTTCTATATCATCTGTTGGGGATATTTGAGGGGGTTGAGGGTAAGGAGTTGTTTTTTTTGTCATTGTTTTTGGTTTCACCTCGATTCTTATTTGTGATTTGGTTTGTGTTTGTTAAAATGATACTGAGGAGACACAAGAGAGGGTTGATATATCTTGTTGTACTACTCTTTTATTAGTAATATTTTCTCTTCTTAATTCGAATAATTTATGAGCAACTAAAATCAATGTGTAAAACCTATCATCGTGCATAATTCTTTCTTTATCTGGAGGTAGAATGTATTTAGAAACATTACCTTGATCATCTTTGATTCTATGAATAGCAGTTGTTTCGGTTTTTAATATATCAAGATTAATCAAAGAAATTTCTTCATCTATACTTAGGTTTCTATTACTAAATTCAATTTCTCCATTTTTGTCTTCATTTGATAGAGTTATATATCCTTTTCCATTATATTCTTTAGGAAATTTTATTAAATCTAATTCCATTAGTTTTAATAATTCTTCGCACATAATATTTCTGTATTTTTTAGGATTAATTAGCTCTAAAATACTACTTGCGTTTGGATATTTTATAACCTCTTCTTTATAAATTTCATGAATTTTGTCAATGAATCCTTTATGCAAGATACCTTTATTATCATACCAGTCATCTAATAAATTATCTGCAAAAGCTGAAACGCCTCCTCCACCTGCTCCTGCATCAAACAAAATTCCGACAATATTTTCATAATCTGGATTACCGATTCCATTATAATCAATAATCATTTGTTTTATATATTTTATTTGATCTGGACTTTTCATAGGAGTTTTTTTCTTCTTACCAACATCTATTAAATTAACGCAATTTACTATTTCTCCATAATATCCAATGTTTTCGTCAAAACACAATTTCATTACTGTAGCAATACTATTATCAAATGATCTGGCAGTATCAATTCCAATAATATATTTATCTTTGTTTGTTGTATTACCCAACTCAGGAAGAAGGAAATTGGAGTTTCTAATTATTTGACTTCTCTTAATCATTTGCTCATCACCACCATCTTTTGATGGTTGATTAAAATACTCTCTGAGGGCTTTTTCGCGATTAACTGCTAATTCATCATCGACTTGCGACTTCTTAAGTAGTGGTGGATGTGGTTTACCACTCATTAATGGATTAAGAGGAATTTCACAAGGCATAGAAACAGTAAAATAGTCTTTAGCTCCCATAAACATTTTCATTGAATAATCTTTAAACTTTTGATGGAATAAACATTCAGTATCATTTGCAGATGAAGCGAACAATAATTGAGTTGGACAATTCTTTTTCTGAGTATCCATAGTAAAATCTTCATCTATAGATGTAGCAAAATCTGTATCCTGAGTAGCAAATGCTATTGCAGATGTCAATAATTCTGAATCTGAGAATGCACTTTCATCAAATTTATTCAGAATAGCACAAAAGTCGCTCTTTTACTTCTATTATTATCTGGTTTACTGTTTAGGGTATATATTGCACTATCATTATAACTAGATACTGTAAAAGATACTGGATTATGAGAAAACCCTGTTTGACAAGCAGGACTTTTTACAGTTTCATTCGCAAAAATATCTTTCAACGATTTAATACTTGCTATTCTTTGTAATGCAATATTTTCTATCTTCCTGAACGCCTCTTGCGATTGGCTTCCCGTCGATCCGATAATATATATTTGTTGATTTTCAAATAATAAAAACTTTAATATAATTATTATTCCTGCTAAAAAACTTTTACCAAAGTTTCGACTACACATCCAAGAAGAATATTGTACAGTCCATGTCATTTGTAACATGTATTTTTGTGCATCTAGCAGTTTTATTCCCAAAATTTGTTCACAAGCAATTACCGGATTTCGTCTCCAAAACTGAATGATTTCTGCATTCTTATCATATATTTCTATTTTTCTACTTGATAATAATTCTTTTGAGCGTTTTTGTGCCATTCTAAATCACCCTCTTTCCACACGTATATTTTACAATTGTTCGTTTTTATTTCTTAATTCTATATTTTCCACACTCAATAATCTTATTTTTTCGTTTAAATCCAATTCTTTTTGCTGTAAATCCTGTATTAATTCTCTTTGCAACTTTAACATATGATCTAAGTCATTATCATCAAATTTTAAAATATCAAGTGTACTTTGATTGCTAATGTCTGCTGCCTGTTTCATTCCATATGCTTTTGACATGTCGTAATAATCTTGTTCTGCTTTATCAAACTTCAACTCTCTTAAATCTTTCATCATATTACCTAATGTACTTTTTCCTGTTTTTTTATCTCCTCGATTTTTTACAGAAATAGAGTTTTCTTTAGCAATTTTATCTGTACTTCCAACTATTTGACTTTTTGTGGAAGACAGAGATTTTATTTCTCCTTGATTTGAAATTAATGTTTTGGTATCATTACTTAAAGTAGCAATTACCAAATCTATTTTTCTTATTTGGTTATTATTATTAACTAATTGTAATATTTGTGATAACTTAAATGCATCATCTAATAAATCTTCATCAAGATAAGTAATTAACTCATTGTATAAAAACTTCTGGTCAAAATTAGAATATCCAGCAAACGGGTCATATCCAATAAGTCTAATTACATCATCTTTAACTTGCAAATCTTTCTCTGTAAGTTGAATATTATAATCTAAATCCTTTACCTCTAATTCAAGAGCGTTAGTTATAAGGTCTTTTCCAGTTTCTTTATCAAATAAAAATTTAGGATCAAAACCAGCTAAAGTATTATTAAAATTACCTAATGAATTTAATTTTGTCATATAAATTTTTAATGGATGTGCTGTTGGTTTATTCGTGCATTGTTTCATTGCCCCATCAAAATCACCTTCATTAAATGGAATATCAAATTTCATACAAGTTATAAGAATTGATTTTTTAATGTCTTTTAAAATACCATAATAGGTTGAATAGGTGTTGATAATACATTCCTTGCAAAAAACCATTCTTGAATCATTAGGATGATCAATATTTACTCCTACATATAAAGGAGAAAGGCTCCTATAGAAATTTGAACGTGCTTTTGGGCCGCCAGTACACATAGGGCATATGATTGTATTATTTTCAATTTTAACTTGTGGCACAATTGAATTATTTGCCACTGATTTCTTTTCTCTTGCCACTAAGTTTCACTTCCTTATATTCAAACAATATTTTTCCAAGATTTATTTATTTTAATATTATATATTGCCCCTTCGCTTACGCTAAACATTTTTGCAATATATAACGTAGGGAATCCTTTATTTAATAATTCTTTAATTTTATAAACATTGTCAATCTTTAAGCGTTTATGTTTCTTTTTTGTTATTATATTTTGTTGTGTGTTAATCGAAAGAAAATCATCAAATTCACCATTATTATATCTGCTTGTAAACTCTTCAAATTGAATTAAGTCATTATTAAATTTACCATATAGTCTATGATAAAGATCGTGAATTCTTTTTGATAAAGGAATCCCAAGTCCATATTTATAATGTAAACAGATAAATTCCTTATTTATTTGTATTAATTCTTGTTCTGTATAATTAATTATATTTTCATATATGGGCAAATTAACATTCAAAAAAGTCTCTTTAACAATATTACTAAAATTTTCATTGACATGATGTATCACTAAATCTTTATTATTTAATTTAGTTAATGCACATTTGTAATTATAACTTTCAAAACTATCTATTTTCCATTGATTTATTATTCCTCTAAAATACAAATACCAAGAAGTTGATCTTCCTTTTAATTTCATTTTCTTATTAGATTGTGATTGTTTTTTGATTTTATGCATCATGTCTTCGCTTCTTTTTATTTTCAATCTTTGTGCTTTAGCAATTATTGCTTTCCAAGATTTATTTTTTATATATTCCATAATATTTTCTTTATCCATATCTGGATAATTCTTTAACAGAAAATCAACTTCATCTTTTGTCCATTGCTCATTATCCTTTATTTTTCTATTATTTTTTTTAGTACATTCCTTACATTCGCGTCTAAGATAATCACCACTTTTATAAAAAAATTCTAAAGTATGATATAATTCTTTGCCACATTGCCTACATATTACAATTTTAACTTCTTGTTCTTGATTTTCTACTAACATTCTTCTAATCATCCTTCTTTCTATGCGTAATATTATTTCTGTGCGATACAAAATAAATAGAGTAAGAAAGCCGCACAGAATGAGGTAGCTACTCCTCACAATTTACTTCCTTACTCATATGAACAAATTATGCTCACA